TCCTCGTCAAGCAGACGGTCAAATCTCTGAAAGATACTTATCTGAAGCAAATGCAATTGGTCAGTCAGAAAGTGGAGATGCAAACTCAAAGAAAATTAATCCTGGTCAGGTATATAGAAATGGATATGGAATCTTTGATTTAATTACCCCTCCATATAATCTATATGAACTCTCGTCCTATTACGACACCTCATTTGCCAATCATGCGGCGGTAGATACAAAAGTATCAAACACAGTCAGTCTTGGTTATAAGTTTGACATGACAACAGAAACATTGCTTAGACTAGAGGCTACATCAAGTGAATCTGCAAAGAAAAAAGCCAAAAAACGTATTGAGCAATTAAAAATTGAGTTGGCTGATTGGATCGAAAGTTGCAACGATGATGATAGTTTAACAAAAACTCTTGAAAAGGTAGTTACAGATATGCAAGCAACTGGAAACGGTTATATTGAAATCGGTAGAACGGTGGTTGGCGATATTGGGTACGTTGGTCACATACCTTCAACAACAATGCGTGTCCGTCGTCTTCATGATGGATATATTCAGATCATTGCAGGAACTATTACATATTTTAGAAATTTTGGTGCCACCAACCCAAACCCAGTTACAACTGACAATAGACCTAACGAGGTAATTCACCTCAAAGAATATTCTCCACTTAATACGTTCTACGGTGTTCCAGATATTATTGCTGCAATGACTTCTCTTCGTGGAGATCAGATGGCTGCTCAGTATAATATTGACTACTTTGAGAACAAGGCTGTTCCACGATACATCATTACTGTTAAGGGTGCCAAGTTGACTGCGGAAGCAGAGGATAAATTGTTTAGATTTTTCCAAACTGGACTTAAGGGTCAATCACATAGAACACTTTATATTCCGCTTCCTGGAGATAGCGAGGGGAGCAAGATTGAATTTGAGATGCACCCTGTAGAGAATGGTGTACAAGAAGCATCATTCAGCGACTATCGCTTGCGTAATCGTGACGACATCCTTATGGCGCATCAAGTACCGCTATCCAAGTTAGGTGGTACTGGTTCAGGTGGAACTGCTGCGGCAATGAGCCAAGACAGGACATTCAGAGATCAAGTTGCGAAGCCATTACAAGAGTATGTTGAAAAGGCTGTAAACAAGATCATTAAAGAAAAGACAGACATCATTAAACTCTGCTTTAATCAAATCAGCCTTACTGATGAAATTGCAGATTCCCAGATTAATGAAAGGTATGTGAAGAATCAAGTTCTTACTCCAAACGAAGTTCGTGAAAAGATTGGGTATCCACAAAGAGATGGTGGAGATGTCCCTCTTGAGTTAAACCCAAGACAGGCAGCAGATGCTAAAGGAAATATGGCGGGAAACAAGACAAGAGACACAGAAAGATCAAATAATCAATCTGATGGAGCAGGAGCAGTAACGGGAAGAAACCCTAAAGGTGAAGGGGCAAAGACATCATAACGAAATCGTTATAAAAGGATGTTATAATTAAAATAGTCATGATCAAATTCCAGGAAACTAAAACAGCAATCAGTGGCAACCACCTTAACTTTTCTACTCCTATTTCTAAGATAGATGTAGAAAAAAGGATGGTACATGGATTTGCAACATTAGACAACCTTGATAGACAAGGTGACGTTGTTCCACTTGAAGCATCAATAAAAGCCTTTGAGTCTTTTAGGGGAAACATAAGGGAAATGCATCAGCCAATTTCTGTTGGCAAGGTAGTTTCTTTTAAAGAAGAGTCATATTTTGATGCAGAAAGCAATAAGTCCTACAATGGAATCTATGTATCTGCTTATGTAAGCAAGGGTGCCCAAGACACATGGGAAAAAGTACTTGATGGAACACTTAGTGCATTTTCAATAGGTGGAGAAGTTCATGACTCAGAAGATGTTTTTGATGAAGAATTAAATAAAAAATACCAAGTAATTAAAGAGTATTCGCTTAGCGAACTTTCTTTAGTTGATAATCCAGCAAACCAATTCGCTAACGTTATCAGTATTGAAAAAGGTCAAGGAACAGGATACCTAATGAAAGCAACAATTGAGAATGTATTTTGGTGCAGAAAAGATGATGTTATTCAAATGTCATATGGAGCGAATAAGGCTTGCCCTCAATGTGATAAGGCTATGTCAAACATTGGCTTCGTAGAAAGCAATGATCCAGAAAAGACATCGGTAATAAAGGGAATAATCACTAATACAAAGAAAACCATAATTCAAAAGAACATTGACATTGATTCATACGTTAAGTTTGACGATAGTTATGGAAGAGTAATTGACCTAGTGTTTAAGGGTGGAGCAAGACTTTCGTCTGAAGAAGTTGCTGTTATGGCAAAAGCAGACGATCCAGTTGTGATAATAAAATTATACTCACAAAAGGACGGTATAATTATACCAACAAGTCGTCGCGTTATTAAGAATATTTCATTAGTAGAAACAGTTAATGCGATTAGTAAATCAGAGGTAAAGGAGGTAAGCAAGATGAATTCAGATATTATCGTTGTAGATGAGATTGAAAAGTCAATGAGTGAGGATCAAGTAAACCCAACAATGGAAGATGCGATCCCCGTCAGTATCAGTGACACAACAAAGGCTATTGAGATCGAAGTTACAGAAGAAGACGAAGAAGACTCAGAAGATGAAATGGCAGAAAAAGCCTATTCAGGAGCCGAAGAAGAAAAAGGCGACATGAGTGATGAGGCAAAGAAAGCCATTTCACCATCAGCAGTAAGTGAAGAAGATGTTAATGCTACAACCAAAGTGATTGACACCATTAACGATCATCTCACATCTGCACTCTCTACTCTTGCTGAAACAGTAAAGGCTCTTGATGCTAAGATTGAAGGCATTAACAAGGCAATTGCTGGAGTCAGCAATGAGGTAAGTGAAGTGAAAGATAGTTTTGGAAAGCGCGTGGACGCTGTGGAAAAGGACACTGCTTTCCGTAAGTCTGCTGATCTTGGCGAGATCTTGCAGGAACAACCAATAGTGGTTAAAAAATCACTGTGGGGCGGCAGTTTCCTCAAAAATGCCGATCTATTTAAATAAAACAGAAAGAAATTCAGGAGGTGAAACACAATGACACAAGAAATTATTAAGAACCAGCCAAGTGATACAGGAGAATACGGTGATCCAAACCCAGGTCTATACCAAGGTCAAGGAGCATTCGCCGCAGGAGGTATTGGTACTGTGGAAGACCCAGGTGCTGGTGTATTGGGAAACATCCCAAACTCCAACTATGGTGACACAACAGGCCCAAACGCAGTTAATCCAGTAGGAGCACCTGGTGGTCTTTTAAACCCAGAACAAGCACGTCGATTCATCGACTATGTTTGGGATGCAACAGTTCTCGCCCAAGACGGTCGTAGAGTTACAATGCGTGCAAACACGATTGAACTTGAAAAGGTCAACGTAGGTGAGCGTGTTATCCGTTCAGCAGCACAGGCACTTGGTGAATACACCAATGCTGGTGCAACATTCACAAAGGTAGAACTTACTACAAAGAAGATTCGTCTTGACTGGGAGGTTTCAACTGAGGCACTTGAAGATAACATCGAAGGTGCAGCACTTGAAGACCACTTAGTTCGTTTGATGACAAACTCATTCGGTAACGACCTTGAGGATCTTGCCATCAACGGTACTGGAGGAATGGACCCATTCCTTGGTATCATGAACGGTTTCGTAAATCAGGCAACTGATGGAGATTCACACGAGGCAGTTGTTGATACAACAGGAGGATGGACACCTGAGGTAATGCAGGAGATCATTTATGCTCTCCCACGCAAGTACCGCGCAATCAAGTCAGGACTCAAGTTCTACGCTGGTACAGATGTCTTTGCAAACATTGTAAAGAACAACGGTACACTCGCAGATGCTATCTCTGAAGCACTTATGCCAAGAGTTAGCGGTACACCAGGACGTCGTGAAGACTACCTTTCAGGTGGTGGACAGACATTCGGTGGCGCTCGTACCACTCGTGTTCTTGGCATGAATGTTCAGGAAGTTCCTTACTACCCTGCTGGTTATGTCGATTTGACATTCCCACAGAACCGTGTATGGGGTTTCCAGAGAGACATCACTGTCAACCGTGAGTACAAGCCAAAGAAGGACACAATTGAATATACAATTTTCGTCCGTTTTGGCCTAACATGGGAAGAACTAGACGCAATTGCATACGCAGAAGCAACACCAGTTGTTTCCTAGTATCAAAGATGCTATGCTTTGGGGAGGGACTACGGTCCCTCCCCTTAAGCATATAATGATATAATTAATACAAAGGAGAGGTGTAACATGATGGATGAATCAGTAGACTTGGTAGAAGAAGAGTCAGGTGTTGAAGAAAATGAAACTGCTGTAGAAGCAGTAGCAAAAGAAAACCCAGTAATTCAAAACGTAAAGGTGGGAGAAGTTGTCAACGATGACAACCAAAAAGTTATTACTGGACCAGCAAAGAAGAAGACATCAAGATCTTCAAACATACAGAAAGATACTGAAAATGTTCTTGGATCTAAGGCTGCTGACAGAGCACTTGCAAAGATCATCGTAGAAGAAAAAGAAGAGCCAAAGAATGTTGCAGAAAAGATTGCACTTTGGTCAAATAAGAATATTCGTTGGTCAGATGTTGGAGCAGTAAATAAGGGTTACAATATTGTAACAAGGGAGGCATCCGAAAAGTGGCTTTCTAGGGATGGTATCCGCAAGGCTACTCCCGAAGAAGTAGCAACTTATTTCGGTAAGTAATTAATGGAAATTTCAAGAACGCAACCGTTCCCGTTAACATTTACTCAATCTGGATTTGAAGTAGATACAGAATATGTTTTGTGCATTCTTGATGATCATGCGGGAGATCTTGTAGAGATTAGAAGTCCTAGCGATTCAGACGGGGTAATATCTATAGATCTACCCAATTACTTTTCTAGGTATGATGATGAGTATCGTGGAGAAATTTATTACAATATTTCATTGACACCAGAAACAACAATTTTACGCGGAGATCTCGTGTGGGTAGATACAGTTACAGTTATGCGTCCATATGTAAATCCATTAACTATTGCAGAAACTCCAGAGGACATAGCAAATGCAACAATCTATGAAGAAATTGCAAGAGCAATAATTAATTCAATAACTGGTGGGTTTATGTATAAAAGAGAAATGGTTGAAACCGTAGGATTAGGCAATGATTATCTATCAATTCCGTTTAGACTCAATAGAATAGTGAGAGTATATGAAAACGATATCATTGTGTATGATACAGAACCAGCAGACCCAGAAACTTGGACAAACGTAAAAGAGTATTACATAACTCCAGACAAAGCATCTATCAGCGTAATAGTGCCTAGTGCAACTGGATTCAACAGAACACAATCAAAACCTGTAAACATGAGAAGGGGTGCATCAGACTCCTTTACCTTATACAACACAAACGATTCTCCAAACTTTGCGTATGACACATATGACACTAAAACGTTTTCAGATTACGGGGGTAATTCTGTAATGTTTCCATCTGGATGGGACTATGTGGTATTAGTTGAAGCGGGATGGCCTATTATTCCACAAGACATAAAACAGGCTACCAGCCTCCTCATCAATGATATTAAGTGCAATAATCTTCCCTATGTAAATCAATACATTTCAGAATACAAGAGTGATCAGTTTAATATTAAATTTAATGATCTTGCATTTAAAGATACTGGAAATAGAATTGCCGACAAAATTCTTTCTGCCTACGTTAGACCAATCTATCGCCTTGGAGTCCTATAATGGCACTCTTCCCATGCTACAATCTATTCTTTCCAATGCATTGTGACGTTTATTATTCAGTAGAAACTCAGGACGATTATGGAAAAATGGTAAAGGAATGGTTTTTTGATAGATCAGAACACTGCTCAGTTTATTCAATTAAAGACAGATCAGATGACGAGAACTTCACATTCAATTCCGCTAGCAAGGACATCTTTTTTAAATTAGAAACCATGCTCTATGGAAGAACTCAAACAGATTTAAGAAAATCTTCAAGCGGAGAATATTATCCAGTTTCTAATATTTTAGTAAAAAATATTCGTGGTTTAGAAAAAGATGAATCTTTCTTTATTGAAACTGTGGGTGGGTATGCCGGAAAGCCAACAGTTTATGAAATAAAAGCAAATCAACCATATGTTGGACCATTCAATACAATAGATTTTTATAAAATACAATTAGAGCGTTCAGATATTCAAAGCGAGTTGATATCATAATGAGCGTTACAATTAATGCAATGCATTTTAATAGAGTGTTGAGCAATGCCATGCAATATTCACAAGGATTTCTTAATGGAATAGATTTAAAGACAATAGAGTTAAATCACGAACTTGCAATCTTTACATCGAATGCATTAAAAAAATATATTGATTCTCAAGCGAGAATGAATCCCAGAAGATTGCATCATGTGTATGAATGGGCAAAAGCAGGAAATCAAGAATCAAGGCTTTTTGATTTTGACGCAGCAGTTTCAAAGAATAACATAGTGTTTACCGGAAATTTTCTTCCATCAACATCCGTAAGCAGTGGATCAAAGGAACCCTTTACAGATAAAGCCAACGTCATGGAAAATGCTATTCAAGTTGTAATAGAACCAAAGAACAGCAATGTTTTGGTATTTGAAGATAATGGGCAAACAGTTTTTACTACAAGAACTATTTATATTGATCATCCTGGTGGAGATGAAGTTGCTGGAAGTTTTGGAGAAACAGTAAATATTTTTTTTAATAGTTATTTTACTAATGCGTTGTTGAGGCCGTTGCTGAATAAATTTTCAACGGCAAATGAGTTTACGGCAAACTTTGCTTATGGAACAAAGAGTGGAAGAAATGTTGGAGTCCGTGCAGGAAAGCAATATTTGAGTCTTGCGGGAGGAATAGAATGAGCCTATCAGATTTAACACTTCCAGTACTTGCAGTAAATGGATACTTGTGGGATACCATGAAAGATATTGAACCAAGTTTTGCAAGTAGGTATGGATCTACCTTGCCCTTCTTTCCACTTAGCGATTCAGCAACGGGAGCCAGTTGGGAAAACAAACCGTACATTATCTATGACAGAATGATGAGAACCACTGGAAGTTCTTTTTATCCAATAAAAAAGGATCACATTCTGTATGCTGTAAAAGCAACAGATACAGAGTCATTGCAATGGGGTCTTGCAATTGAGTATATTCTTGACAGGATGGATGATTCTGCTCAAGACATTAATGAGTGGAATAGACAGAAAAATAATAAGTACAAGGTGTATTTTCATAGTCTAAGAGTATTCCAATCAGAGTCTTCTACAAATAGAAACTTTAGCACAAGACCATACTATATTACTGAATTTATTGTTCAGTCGGAATATCACTTTACTGAGTCATTAGAATCACTTTTGACATAAAAAAGCAGGTATAATGGTAATGAGGAAACGTCCGCAGTAAAAAAAATAAAAGGAAAATAGAGGTGAAGTAAAATGGCTTATAGTCGTGGTGATTCAAAGCAGATTATCGTTGGTGCAGCAGCATTGTTCGTATCAAAGACTTCTCAGTTTGATCCAACAAATACCAGCCCAGTTCTACCAGATTTTGTGGCAGGTACAGCATACCGTGAAACTCTTACAACTGCTTCAACAGTAGTTCGTAACGTTGGTTACACAATGAACGGTTTAGAGATTCAGTTCCAACCAGACTTTGGTGAGGTTCAAGTAGATCAACTTCTTGACGTTGCAAAGTTGTACAAGCAAGGAATGCAGGTTAACCTTAACACAGCATTTGCAGAAGCAACTCTTGAGAACCTTCTTGTAGCAATTGCTGCTAGCGACAATGATCTTGCAAAGGATGTCAAGTTAGACAATCCACTTGAAGTAGGAACAGTTAACTTTGCAGATGTCATGGACATTAAGGCAGGCGAACTTGGCGAATGCCCAGTAGAGCGTGGACTTATTGCAGTTGGACCTGGCACAGGAGATTGTGCAGCAGGAAGTTCAATCGAAAGAATCTATGTTGCTTACCGTGCGCTCTCAATTGAGAATGTTACAGTATCTGCAAAGCGTGATGCCCCTTCAATGTTTGAAGTTTCATTCCGTTTGCTCCCAGCAAACAACGGTTCATACGGAAAGATCGTTGACCGTCTCGTCCCATCTTCATGATAGGATCATAACTTAATAGGCATTAGCCCCGCTTCGGCGGGGCTTTTGTCATGCGTGATATAATTTACACATCAACCTTAGAAAGGGTAAAAATAAATGGCTACTACAGTTTATGAAACAACAGATTTAATTTTAATGGACGGTACAAAGATATCTATGCGTCCATTAAAGATTTCCCTTCTTCGCCAATTTATGAAGAAGTTTGATTCTATTACAGAGGTTGCAGCAAGCAACGATCAGTCTATGGATGTTCTAGTTGATTGTGTTGAAATTGCAATGCAACAGTATTCTGTAGAACTTGCTGGTGATCGTGAAAAACTTGAAGACGTGTTAGACCTCGTTATGGTTTATAAGATTATTGAAGTTGCCTCTGGAATTAAATTGGACGCAGAGGGAAACGAGACAGCGGCGACGGTCCCAGTTGGAAAGATTTAGATTTAGCCGCAATAGAATCTGAACTATTTTTACTCGGGCAATGGAAAGACTATGATGAACTGGAAAATAGTCTTTCCATGCCAGAGTTAACAGCAACACTGGTTGCTAAAAGAAATAAAGATCATGAAGACAAGAAGTTCTTTGCAGCAATTCAAGGAGTAGATCTTGATGAAGGATCAGATAAGGGTCAGAAAGAATGGGAAGACTTAAAGGCAAGAGTTTATAGTGGTGGAAAGTCATCTGATTCAAACGACATTATTTCACTTCAAGGACAAAATGCATCTAAGGTGGGCTTTGGAATTGGCGCAGGACTTGAGTATACAGACATGACAAATCAACCATCAGGAATGTCTCCCTAGTGTATAATTAAATTTAGGAGATCACATTGTCTAGTGTATATGCAAATATTCAAGTAAATGTTAACACAGCGAGTGCTGTTAACAACCTTAAACTACTCCAAAAACAAGCAGCATTACTTTCTAAAAGCATAAATTCCACAAACGCTGCTGAGGCTGCCCACGCAGCATCGCTATTACAGCAGAACGCGGTAGGCACCGGAGCATTTACTGCAAAAATGGTTCCAGCAACAACAGCGGTACAGTCATTTAATGATCATTTACTGAAAAATAAATTTTCATTAGGAGATTATGCTAGATATTCTGCGGCTGCAACAAGAGAAACAGGTCTATTTAATAAGGCATTGAAAAGTTCAGGAACCTTATTAGGACAAAGAAGTATGATTGATGCAGTTGCAGCGCAAAGGGTAAAGGCTCTTGCAACACAGTATGTTCAATTGGGAGCAAGTGTAACTGGAGCAAATCAAGTTATGGCTCTTACTCCAGCCATTCTTAATAAGAATACCGCTGCATCACAGATGGCACTTGAAAAACAAAGATTAATGAACATGCTCATTGCAGATGGAAGCACTAAGATGCTTAACTGGGGAAAGAATATGCAGTGGGCTGGTCGTCAGTTGATGGTAGGATTTACCCTGCCCCTTACATTATTTGCTGGAATTGCTATTTCTGTATTTAATGACATGGAAAAGCAAGCACTTGAATTTAAAAAAGTCTATGGAGATCTTTTTACAACAGAACCAGAAATGCAAAAAAATCTTGAAGCAGTAAAAAAACTTGGACTAGAGTTTACAAAATATGGAATTGCTGTAAAAGATACAATGAAGATGGCAACAACTGCTGCTGCGTCTGGTCAGAAAAATGAAGATCTTATTGCTGCCACAACTGAGGCAACAAGATTGCAAGTTTTAGGTCAAATGGAAGCCCAAGATGCAATGGCTACAACAATATCATTGCAGACGGCATTTAAAATGTCAAACACAGAACTAACTGAATCCATTAACTTTTTGAATGCTGTTGAGAACCAAACAGTACTCACCTTGCAAGACGTTACCGAAGCAATTCCAAGAGTTGCTACAGTTATTAATTCTTTTGGCGGTGGGGTTCAAGAATTATCAGTACTTCTAGTTGGAATGAAGGAGGGTGGAGTAAGCGCAGCAGAAGGTGCTAACGCATTAAAGAACTCATTGGCAAGGTTAATTACTCCAACAGCAGCAGCAAGAAAAATGACTGCTGCATTTGGAATAGATTTAGAAGGAATAGTAAAAAATAATCGTGGCGAACTTATTCCAATGCTAACTGAACTTGCAGAAAAGTTGGATGGTTTGGGTGGCACTCAAAGACAAGAAGTTCTTAGCACATTATTTGGTAAGTATCAGTATGCTCGTATAGGAGTCATGCTTCAATCTTTGACTGACAAGTCATCTCAAGCATCAACAGCAATGAAACTTGTAAATGAGTCAACAAAAGATCTGGCTCAAACAGCAGAAAGAGAATTAGGAAGAGTTGAAGAATCAACTAGTTCAAAGTCAAAGGCTGTAATGGAAAAGTTGAAAGCAGGACTTATTCCAATTGGAGAAGAATTCCTTAAAGCAGCAATGCCAATTTTAGAATTTATAGGAAAAATAATTGAAAAGTTTAATAGTTTTGGAGACACAATTAAACAAACAATAGTAACAATAACAACCATCGTAGGTATTATTGCTCCAACGTTCATTATGATGCTTGGTTTGTTTGGTAACTTAATTGCTCAAGGAATTAAAACAATTCAACTTTTTAGAAGAGTGGCCGGGACTATTGCGGGAAATGGTGCGGCTTGGCAAAGATTAACACTTGAAGAACTTGAAGCACAAACTATGTCAAGTGCATTAAACAAGCAAACAGTTAATACAACTGGCGCATTGATGAGTCAGGTAGGAGCCATAAATCTACTTAACAATCAGTTAAAGATTTATATTCAATCGTTGATGCAAGCCACAATTGCTTCATCCGCTCTTGCTGGCAAGGGAGCGCCAGCAATGCTTGGAAGAGTGGCAAAAGTAAAACCACCATCAAACATGCTAAACGATGGCGGTAAAGTTTTTGATTCTTCAAAATCCACCTATGTCCCAGGCACTGGAAATAAAGATACCGTTCCAGCAGTTTTAACTCCAGGTGAATTTGTTATTAATAAAAAAGCAACAAAAGAAAATATTTCAATTCTTCAAGCAATAAATAATGGCGAGGCTATTGAAAGGAATAAGGGTGGGATGATTCCTGGGATGCAATACTTTGCAAGGGCTGGACGTGTAAGGAAACCAAAGATACCAAAATCAATTTCACCAGACTCTACTGCGATAAGACGGGGACAACCGGATGGTCGGGGACTTCCAAACGATGTAGATGATTTTGGAGGATTAAACGCAAGAATGAGTTTTAGAAGAAACTTATCTACAGAATCATCAAGACTTCACTCAATACTTCAATCAGTATGGTCTAATAGATCAAGAGCGAGTGATAGGACAACTCTTAGGCCAGAAGGATTGCTTAGACCACCACGTAGTCAGGCTCCTCGTATTTCAGTACAAGATGACAACAGTGGACTTGCTGGATGGGTATACTCAGAAAAAGATGCAGGCAGATATCCAAAACAAAGATGGAATAATGCAATTCATATAAACGAGCCAATGATAGTTCGAAGAAAACAAGGCTTAGAACCTGATCCATCAGGTTCTGGAAAACTCGACAAAGTATTTCCAGGAGACATGCTAAGAAATAAGTTAGAGATGACTGGATTATTGCAGCATGAAATGTTTCATGTATCAAAACAAAATTTTAAGTATAAGTCACCAAAGCAGCAAGGTCGTGAAGAAGCCAAGGCAGTGGTTGCACAATCAATTGCTGAAGGAAGAATAAATACTTCCTATCAAAGAATATCGAGAAGTTTAAGATCACAAGAAATGGTAGATCCAGCATCAGCATCAACAATTTCTCAAGGTTTTGGTGAGGCGTACTTAAAGCATATTACAAAAACTCAAATCAATAGAGGAAGAGATATTGGCAACCTAAGGGACTTTTATCAAACTACAAGAAGACAAAGAGATCTCGGCATCCCGACAACACCAGGCAGTAGAACTGAGATTCTTAGCCGACAAGCGTATGGTGAAGTTAGAAGAGATGCGGCACTGTCAAAGATTTTTGATTCATTCATTCCAATATCAAGCAAATCACATCCTGAAGTTTTTAAAGGATTAAGCATGGAGGCTGCAAGATTGGGCATTCCACCTGAATTATTTCTACGTGAAGTTAGAGGTAGTGGAGTAATAGAAACATCTGCACTATTGATGAATGCCAGAAACCTAGGACCAGAAGTTTTTAATAATGTGTTTCAGCGTTTATTAAATACAAAAATTAAAAGAAAGACAAAAGGCTTAGAAGAATTTTTTGGAGGAAATCTATCAAGACAAGCAGATCCGCTAGACGGAAACGTATTAAGTCAACTAGTAAATAGTAGCAATCCATCATTTAAAGCAATAAGGGATAACAATTTCTTTAATCAACAGGGATTTAACACAGGAAATATAGTTCCTGGCATGGGAAGTAAGGATATAGTTCCTGCCATGCTTACACCGGGGGAATTTGTAATAAATAAAGCAGCAACACAATCTAATCTTGGTCTTTTGCATCAAATTAATAATGGCAGCACTCCTCCAGAACTTAAGGGATTTAACAAGGGTGGACCAATTCCTGGGGTACAGTATTTTGGAGGAGGTGGGCAGTCATCAAAGGGAAACTTAGAATTCTTGCATTTATTTGGTCATGACATGGCAACTAAAGAGCAAACCGAAAGACTTAAAGCAACAAGTAAAAATCAATTGGTAAGTCAAAGCCCAAATGAACAATTTAGATTATATAGTAACTTAGGAATTATTGGACCTAAAGATATGCAATATGGTCAAAAAAATGCTACTGGGGAAAAAATGTCAAAACTATTTACTCCACAACTTATGGACCAAACCATGAAGCCATTCTATAAAGCATTTGCAGAAGCATCTGGTAGAAGTATAAATTCTGTTATGAATGATCCAGCAGTCAGGACTTCTGTTACTAAATTTGGGGAAAGGCTTGGAGGTGCTCTAGCAACTCATGCAACCACTATGACTCCAGCAGTAATGGAAAAAATTGTAGGTAATTCAATAGGTGGAGATCCTATTGTCTCAAAAGCAGTAGCACACGCAAGTCAAATGACTACTCTTGGGTATAATAGACCTTCTCAAATGCGAATGCCTGATGGTAGAATCATACCAGTAGATAGGGCTGGAGAACATGAAAGAGCGGCGGTAACAAAGCCACAACAAAGAGAAGTTTTTAATCAAAATCAACCATTCCCATCATATACAGGTTGGTGGTCTAAAAAGGGAGGCAAATTCTTAAACGATGGTAATGTTTCAGGATCTGCTCAACCAACAGGACAAGCAGCAGCAGGACCACAACAACCACAACCCAAGATAAAGCCAGCACCATTGGGTAAAATGCCTGCACCAATAACTGTGGTTCCAACCACTTCACGTAAGGACATTGCAAAGCAAACAAGAGTGACAGCAGAAAAAAATGTTATGTCAAGATTAAATGCAGAATCTAGAGCACTTCTTCCTCCCGTTACTACTATTGGTCCTATTACAAAATCAGATGCAATATTGCGTGAATTACAACGCAGAGAAATTTTAAAAAATTTAATAGCCCAAAGGGGAAGTACACGTATTCTTCAAGATATTGCTGAAGAGCAAAAAAAAGTTGGTAAACAAGCCATGAAACTACAAAGACAAAAAAATAAAAGGGATGCAAAAATTCTTGCTCAAACAGACGCAATAGGAAAGAACAATGCCAAACTTATTGCACAGCAAAGAGATACATTGATGTCTGCTAATCCTGCACTTACTAAGCAACAGGCAACAAGTCAAGCAAGAAGACTTGTATTGCCACAACCAGAAAGAGCACCAACAGAGCCTAAGCCTGTACAGAAACAACCAACAACTTTAAAACAAAAAGCAAGAGCATTGGCAAGACAACAACTTTTCCAAGAAAATTTACCAACAAGAGCAAAGGGAGAGCAAAGAATAGCACGTACAAGAGAGAATTTTCCAGCAATACAAAGAGCACAGCCAAGCCGTGTTGGTCCCATACTATCTGCAACAGCACTTCCTGCCGCAGAAAGACAATACAGCCAAATGTTAGCAGCAAACATGGCAACAATCTTACCTCGTCTAGAAGCAAGGGCAAAACTTGGTCTTGATGGCGATCAAAGGGCAGCCAAGGGACAAGATGTTAATAGACAATTAATGAAAAAATTGGGATTAAAAGACGTTAGTCAACTGCCCAAGAACGAACGTGCCGCTGCTAAACAGGCGAATCGTGCCATTATACATGCCAATCCAGAGGCGTATAAGGCAGCACAGACGGCTATCCTTGCACCTAGCATGGGACAAAAACTTCAAGAAGCAAGACGAGCCGCTACTGGCAAGGTTTCTGGCGCATTTAATAAATACAATACAGGGTGGCAGAATAGAACAAGTGGACCAACATTCCTTAGAAGTGGTGCCGTTCCTGTGCTAGACGAACAAGGAAAGCAAGTAAAGGGTGCGGGTGGAAAGCCAATGACACAAAGAGCACAATCAAAAATGCAAAAGGGAGCGGGTAAGGCTGCTGGAGGAATTGGTACTGTTGGAATGATGGCATCAATGATGCCAATGTTTATGCAAGACGACAAGGGTAAGTTTATGGGTATGGACCCGATGGCTGCTATGGGTGGCATCATGGGTATTTCAATGTTGGCACAAGGAATTAAGGCTATGATTGGAAGCGCAACAGCAGCAATATCAACTATTGGAATGGCATTGGGTGGTTTAGCAGTAATTGCAGTTGCCGCTGGTATATCACTAAAAATGTGGAGAGACAGTGTTAACAGTAGCGCAAAGGCAGCAGCAGAACTTGGAGCAAATCTTGGTGGTGCTGCTAATGCAGCGAATAAGATTGGTAAAGTTCTTGGAATAGATACTCCTGCACAAAGGCAGGCAAAAATGCAAATGGGCTTTATTGGTGAAGAACAAAAACTTGCCAACGATAGATTTGGTCAAGCATTGTCTTCAGATCAAGGCAAGGCATTTGTAGAAGAGTTGAAAAAAGGAACAACCACACAAAGAATTAATAAAGTACAAGACTACATGAGTACAGCAATTGCAACAAAGCAATTAACTGTTGAAGATGCAAAATTATTTACAAAAACACTTGCGACGGCACTAGGAGATCCAGTTATGGGAACTGCCGTTGTGAGAAGCATTAGTTCAGCAATGGCTTCACCAAATGCAATGAAAAATTTGGCAGATAGGAGATTAAGTGCTGTACAAGGAAATGCAGCAATTACGGAAGTAATGAAAGCGCCATCACTTTTTGCAGAAAGCACCAATGACACTGGGTATCAAAAGAGCATTGCAACAGACGTTTCATCGTTTGCAATTGGAAGCGCAGTACAAGTTATTCAAGATTATGCAAACGTCATTGCAATGACAAGAGAACAATATCAACAAGGTCTTATTGATTTTGAAAAATACAATAATGTTATTAGAGAATCAACAGCAATTCAAAATAAATATTCAGAAGTTCTATCTAAAGCAGTTGGTGGAGCGGTAGATGTTCAAGGTGCAAGAATGGCGCTTGATACTCAACTTGTTGCTGGCGGTATGAGTCAAGAACAAGTAGATGCATTGACTCATGCAACAGACATTGGTGTTGGAGCAGGATTTGGAAATGGAACAGACAACACTGGAACCTTTGGTTTTCTAGGCAATGCTCTATCTGCATATCGAAGTGACTATATTTCTAGAGAAGCACAAAAACCCAAAGATCAAGGAGGGTACAACACAACTGATTCAAACTTAACTGATGAACAAAGACAAAAATTAATTGATGAATCGTTATTAGCGCAAGAAGCAGCAATGAAGATGTTTGAAGGTGGACTTAATGAAAACTTAAAAGCAGCAGTCTTAGCGGGTAAAATGACAGCAGAAGCAGCAGCAGCCCTAGGTACACAATTAATGAATAACTCAAAGGGTGCTGGAGCAA